CAGCCTTTGCATTTGGCCCTTTCTTGAGCAGAAGCATTCCAGACAAGTAGGAATTATCCACAACAAGGTTACGGGCCTTCTCAACAGCAATATGGGTGTTGTAAAGATCACGCCCAGCACCGCGAGATGACATTAACGCACCGCTTCCGATCTCCACACTAAACAATGCCAAGCATTCACTCATGCGGGTATATCGGTCAAGCTGAGTGCAAATCTCATCTCCGCTCTTATCATCAAACAAGAATCGACTTATTTTGCCATTAGGCTCACGAACAAGAAGCTCACCAAGTTCTACATATTTTGCGTCATTCTCGTAGCTGGCTCCGTAACTTCCTTCACGAATCCAATCCTCATATCGGCGAGCATCATCGTCAGAATCAAGGGTGCGTCCAGCAGGGATCGCATTGTTAATTGCCCTGATAAGATTCTTAATGTGCCATCCCGCCATTGCTGACATCTGCGGATCTTCCAATACTGGCAAAAGCTCTGCAATCTGATAGCGGCGTTTGCGTCCCCAAATAGGAGTTGAGTCTGTTTCCTGCGGTGTTTCGATAGAGAAAAATGTGTAATCTTGGCGAAGGAAATCTGGCTTCCAATCACGAAGATCATCCCAGCAAAGACCACAGAAACCAAATGTAGTATTTTCGTGAACAACCTGAGCAATAATGTCGTCATTCCCTTTCCAACCACGGATACATTTTGTAATCTCTTCGCGGAAAATTTTAGTTTTATTTTCCGTATCTACACCTTCGATTGGATACTTGGTATAAGTAAGAGTAGGAGCCTGTTCGATTACCTGTTTGAATGGAGGCTGAATACGGCTAACCATCGTGGACAGAAATCCAGTAGGACGATTGCTGCGCCAGTTCTGCCCCATGCTCTCAAGCTTCTTTGCGCTATATGGAGGCTCATTATTTAGCTTTTTCTGAATTAGCTGATTCTTGCGATTGCGCTCAACATTCTGTTGTTTCAAGCGACGATATGCAGAATGTGCTTGCGCTGTGTCCTTAAATGTCCGCCTTACCTTGAGCGTCTTCGGATCAACAGTATCTCCATTGCTAGTTGGAGAACGATCCTCCATCTCAATATTAAGCGTCCTCGGCTTCGTCTGATTATCAGTAATACGAGGAGCCTTGTTAGCGTATATGTCGGTAACAAAAGCGGGTAGCGGTTTTAAAACATCTGCCATAATTATTTATTATTGTTCAACCAGCAAGTGTTTGGCAAATCATTTGATTCAGCCAATTTTTCTTTGTCAAAGAAAATCGCAGTTCGGTTATCATGCCTTAATAGTTTGCATCCACCTAAAACTGCTGAAGATTTTGTGTCTCTTGCATTACGAATACTTGCACATATACGATCTGTTGCTGCAATGCAAGAAGAACATCCTCCCCTCCAATTAACATTATTAGGACAATCCCTGCATATTTTAGCTCGTTCTTCTGCTATTTCATCACTAATGAGTTGATTGCGCTCAGTAGAGTAAAGAATATTTCTAGCCCAAGTAGAAATATCATTCATCAACTCTGTTCTAGCTGTAGGACTCGTTACACTCGTTACAACAACCATGTCAACGCCATGGCAAAAGTGAGGCCAATTACCACAGATATAGTTAGTTACATCACCCTCAACATCTCCAACTGGAATGTAGTTCTCTGCACGATAATTTGTTACATTTTCGAGTAGGTTTTTATAACTACTGCCAGTAATTTTAACATCAGCTTCCATGTAGTGATGTCCGCCCGGAGGAATAATTCCAATAATTGGCTTAGGCATAGTTATTCAGAAAAATCAACATATTCCATTTTTTCGATACCTTGCAAGGCTTTTGTTCGTTGTGGCAACTCTGGTTTTGCATCATTCATAGTCGCAATTGCTCCTCCCCGTTGTCTCAAGAGAAAGACTAATAATGATAGAGAATCCAATGCGTCTGGGGAATGTTGCCTTGTGCGCTTGCAGTAGTCGCCTTTGCTCTCCACGCGAACCAATCCTTGGCCTTTTTGCTTGTATCGGCGAGCGGTTGCCTGCCTGACAAGTTCCTCGCTTCGGAACCCCGGCGATATTTTCAGATACTCAAACTCCAGATATTTCGCCAATCCGAAAATCAATTCCGTCACAACCCCAGAATAAAGTTGAGATGCTGGCAACGAATCATCACCAAGAATGTGAGTTTCAGTAGCAGCAGTTGAATAATTCACTCCAAGCACATCTCCCCACACAGTCTTCAAGGAATCATGGATTCCAGCTCCGTTTCCTGTTCGATCAACGCATACCCAATTCGGAGCTATACGCATTTGCTTACAGAATCTGATAATATTTGTGGACTGCTCTAGTGTCGCAGCCTTGGGAAAAGGAATCTGTGAGTCAAGTTGCAAGACAACCTTGGGATTCTTGTATTCTACGAATTTCCCACTCATCGGTGTATAGCCATCAGAAAGCCCAAATCTGCCGTAGGAGCAAATTACTTGGTCATTGCCCTCCAAAGCCAAGTCGAGCGCACACAGAGGCACTACAGGCCCAACAAAACGGGTAATTCCCATGGCATTGTCCATCATACTTGGAGTAATGATTGACATCGACACACCTTCTTGCGGGAACCATCCCCTAGCCATGGTGTAATATTCTGCTGTCTTTCCTTTAGATTCATACGCCTGAAAGCCCTCGTATGTCTGAAGTCCGGGGAATGCGATCTTCTTCTCAATCACATTCTCGCATTTAGCCGCATCTAATCTTAGAACATGCCATGCATCACGGCTCTTCCACTCAAGATCATCCTCGCAGTCAATAGATCCCCACCCTGCTACTGGCTCGCATCGCTTTCCAAATTCACTTGTCCGATCTTTTGGGTTAGATGCTCCAAAGATTTTAATTCGGCCTTTTGCGCCTTCTGTATCGGCGGCAGACAAAATGTTCTGTAAGCCTTCCCAGACACCAGCGGGAACTTCCTCGGCTTCGTCCAGAACAACATGGGTTCGACTCATTCTACCCCATTTAGGGTGGGATTTCCCACTTCTTGGGCTAGGGTGAAATCCACGAAGTGTTCCAGTTCCACTATCTCCCCTTGGAACTGCTACTAGGTGAATGCCATTCTTGGAATCATTATTTGCTTGAATAGACTTCACAAGTGTCTCACTACCTTCAAACTCTGGTCTAACCAATGCAGTAGTATAGAACTTCTTAATCGCTGCAAATACATTTCGCTGTGCGTGTTCTGCGGTAAGAGACACAACTTTAATGCAAGTATAATGTGGATCACGCATCCAATCCAACAAGAACCAAGCTGCCGCACCGAATGTTTTACCCATTGCGCCTGCACCTTGAATCAACAACTTGTCTTGCTCAAACAAACATCTCCATGTGTTCTGACTAGACATCGGCCTCCAGTCATACACATTCGGCCCCCAAAGAATTGTTGCCGCTGCCTCAAACTGATCCGCATCCAGCAAAGTCTGGACATAGTTTTGCACTACTTCCTTCGCTTTTGGTATATCTAATTCGACCTTTCCTTTCACAGATGCCGCATTTAGAATGATATGCTTCGCAGCATATACAATCCCAACATCTTCGTCTCTGTCAGCCTCTTCCCTTATCTCTTCGGCTAACTTAATGATTCTACTGACGCTTCCTCCAATCACACTAGTTCTGGAAGGTTTCGTTCTTGTTTAAATTGACGCAAGACTTCTCCAACCCTTTCCAGCGTGTCATCGCATCCATTAACTTTTCTCTTTTTAATTGTGCCATCATCATTATAGACATCAACATAAAATTCTTTAAACTCTCCAGAATCATATCGCAACTTACTGCGAATCTCGTTTTCCAAGTCGCTAATGACAATTAACGCATCAAGACCAGACAATGCATATTTATGGTCGTCTTGCTCCTCTGGTAGATTAAATTCTAATATAGCTTTCATTGTGTCACCATGTTGTAATACGCTTTACCAAAACATCCAGACTCTGCAAGTGTAATTACTTGCCCAAGACCGCCAGTCCATTTATCTAACTTCTCTTTAGTCAACTCAATTGGATGTCCGTCATGTGGCGGGATGTTCACCCATTCAAAGATTCGCAATGTCTTTGCCGCATTGAGTGCGTTCTTGATAATTAACTCTGGGTCATCTGTATGTTGAAGGCAGTTGTAAATCCATGCCTCATCATATCCTTCTTCAAATATATCTTCTCCACGGCAAATTAAAGAATCAATGCCCTTC